TTTCGAATTCTTTTATCGCTTGCGACCTATCGCTTATCGCTGATTTTCATGGGCCCGTAGCTCAGTTGGTAGAGCACCGCCCTTTTAAGGCGGGTGTCGATGGTTCGAATCCATCCGGGCTCAGTTTTTTAGAGTTTACAATCTAAGCAGGTCAATAACCCGAAGGGTTGGTCCCTTCGGGTTTTTGCTTTTATAGGCCCTTCGGGACGACCCGGAGGGCCTTTTTGCTGCCCTTGAAAGTAAAGGAAAAATAAAAAAGAAAGAGAGGGTAGGTAAATGATATGCGACCTGAGGGAAGAAAGACACAGAGAGAAAATGCGAGAATTGATTACGCGATCCTCGCGGCGAAAGTTGATGTGGCATTACAGCAATTCGCGAACTGCCTATGCGTTGGGCGGTTTGAAGAAGCAAAGGTATGGATGGCGCTCGCTCGTAAGATTCTTCGTGATTGCAACGGCTTTGATGCTGTTGTCCGCGATGTTGTGGAGGATCCCGTCCGGTATGTCCTCAACAGAGAGCAGTATCCCCTCCATGAATACTGTGATGCCAAACCCAACGGCATCGTGGTACTCGACGGAATCTTGCAGAGTCAACTCAAGTCCGTCGTGTCGGACCGCGAGCGGGAGGTCCCTGTATGCGCTTGAAAAAAAAGGCGTCAACTTTGCGGCGATGTTCGGAGTCCCGTTTGGGACTAAGCTCAAAGTTACGAATATCAAGAACGGGAAGAGCGTTGTTGTGTTGGTGCTTGATCGTGGCCCTCACCCGCGTCTCAAGCGCGCGATCGATCTTTCCCGCCGGGCATTCCAAAAAATATCCAAACGAAGCAAGGGGCTTATCAAAGTCCGGATTGAGAGGGTCGCATGACAAACCCTAAGCCCTTCGAGTTGAACGTCCCCAACGAAACCCGCATTCGATTGCTCAAAATCCGCAGCGAGCGGAGAGCGTTTTTAGAAGACCGACCGCTTGAGCATATCCTCCAAAAAGAACCGAATATGGCGCGCCTGCAAATGGCTGTATGCCGTGGGGCGGTTATCTTCGGGCGGGATCACGTGAAAATCCTCGGGAACTTCGACCAAAAAAGGGATTAAAAATGAAAGAGATTTTTGGAGTAAAGAAAGTGGAACGGCAAGGCAGAACTAAAACCTACTGGACCCGAATCGGGGTCGCGCACGAGGCTCAGGACGGCTCTTTAAATTGCGTCCTGGATTACTTCCCGGTAGGTCAAAACATCACTTTGAACATTCGCGATCAGGAGAAGGCGTCCTTCGGTCGCGATCAGCTTCAAGAACAGCATTAGATGCGCGTCAGGGGCTGGCCTGTGGGCTTTACCTCCCATTGGGCCTTCGGGCCGGCCCCAATCAATGGGGGATTCTATGAAAAACGATTGGGAAAGAGATAAGGCGTACCTCTTGGGTTGGATGGAGAAGAACTGCTGCGGGTTTGCGAATGCCAGGGTTAAGGATCACATCATGCCGTACCTCCTCGGAAAATGGAACGAACGCCACTTCCGGGAGATCATGTCCGACCTCAAAAAAGAAAATCATATCTCAAGTACAAGTTCGCTTGGGTATTGGTTCAATCCCTTACAAACGAAAGACCCGGACGAAATTAAAGCGGAAATGCAATCAGCGCAGGAAATGAAGTCCCGGGCCATGTCCATCATTGAAGGTGCGGATAAAAGGATCCGTTCGTGTGCTGAACGACTCTCATCGCTCACCTTTCAACCCAATCTTTTATAGTTTGAGAAAATCGAGGAAAAAATGGCTAAGAGATTCACCGACACTGAAAAATACAAGAAGGGGTTTATAAGGGGTTTGAAAGGACCATACAAGCTCCTTTGGGATTATCTCTACCACGATTGCAACCATGCCGGGATCTGGCACGTTGATTTTGATATTGCTCAAATATATCTTGGGTCGGACATGCCGGTATCAAAAGATGATGCGTTGAAACTTTTCAACACAGGGGAAACTCGGATCGTGGTTTTGAATAGCGGCTCAAAATGGTTTATCCCTTCTTTTGTCCAATTCCAGTACGGCTCACTCGATCGTAACAACCGTGTTCATAACAGCGTTCTAAACGAACTCTTCCGCGTCGGTGTAAAGAAGCCCCTTATAAGGTCCTTGGAAGGGTGTAAGGACAAAGACAAAGCTAAGGATAAAGACAAGGATAAAGATAAAAACCTTACCCGTGAGCTTAAAAAGTTCCGAGCCCTTAAAGAAAAAATAGGGCGTGGGGTTTCGAAATGAAAGCTCGAAACTTCATTCAGTTTAGATCCTGTAAACCTCAAAACAAGTATCACTCCGAAACTCAAACAGTTGACGGAATATCGTTTCATTCAAAGTTTGAGGCTGGGTATTACTCACAGCTTAAGATCGAAAAGCGTACGAAATTAATCAAGGATTTTAAGCGGCAAGTGTGTTTCGATCTTTGGGCGGCAGTAGATAGCGCGAACTGTAAGGGTCTTGTGACACATGTTTGTTGTCATATCGTCGACTTCCTCGTAACTCTTCCAGATGGATCTCAAGAAGTGCGCGAGGTTAAAGGATTCGCGACCGCCGAATGGGATCTCAAACGAAAACTTTTCGAAGCGAACTATCCACACATTCCCTACAAAGTAATCCGATAGGAGACCTATGAGAAATAAATTTTGGGAGAAGTTGAAGTTTTGGGACCACAAGAAAAAAAGCCCCACCCCGATCGCCACCATCCCGGCACCCAAGAAAGACTTTTTTAAAGGGATGGTGGAATTCTTCATCCCCGTAACCTTCCGAAAGATCAAGAACAGACAACGAGGCCTTCGGAAAGGTTTGTCCCGGCGCGAATGGGAAAAAAGGAACGGCACAAAATGGTGCTTAAGTTAAAAGGCCGTTCCGGGTGCAACGATTCCCGCGAGCGTTACGGAGATCTGGAAGCATACCGAAAAGGGTACGAAGCGATTTTTGGTAAACGGAAGCTCAAACTTTGGAGACCTAAGAAAAATGATTCTCGCCGAACACGTCCCACATCATGACCGAATGAAGAAATACTGCCGGGACCCTATGCTCATGCTCGGGAACCAAGATAACCAGATCGGGTATTCCTTCGGTGTGGAATACCGGACCCTGGACCCGGACGGAGGGGACCTGTCTTTTGATCTGAACGAAAATATCCCGAGCGAGTGGGTAGGGAAATGCGCGACCGTTTATAACCTCGGGACACTTGAGCATATTTGGGACGTCAATAAAGCCTTCAAAAACGCCGCGAAGATCGTGAAGGTAGGCGGCCACTTTCTCTATCACGGCCCCTGCGCCGGGTACGAGAACCACGGAGTACACGTTACCGATTGGAAGATGGTTTCAAAGTTCTTCACCTTAAACGGATTCAACGTCGTTGATTATTGGTTTTCGGATCAGTTCGGGAGGCCTTGCGAGGATCCGCAGCGCGGGTCAGGAATGAGCGTTATTTTGTGGCTCGTCGCTAAGAAGGTTGTGAAGGTTGAAAATTTTACGTGTCCGCAACAGGTTTTTAAAAACGGAGTGAAGGTCTAACCAAAGGAGGAAGTATGACAATCAAGCTAGTGGAAGAACTTAAAGAGCTTGGGTTTGAAAAGGCGGCGACCGATTTAGACGCGAAAGCGTCGCTGCGCCAAAAGCTCATGCTTGCGTACGAGAACCACAAGGTTTTGACGCAGGAATGTTTGGACGTTTTTCAAGCCGAGCTTCGGAAGAAGTCCGAAGAGATTTATCGGGACGGAAAGCGGGTGAAGAATATCGATCGCGCGAAGATGCAAACCGTGAAATACGATCGCGTTCGTTTCCGCTCCCTTGCCGATTACCCCAAAGTCCCGCCCCCGGAAGTCCTCGGAAAACTCAAAGAATCAAAAGCGACTGGTGTTTTTGATTCGTACGAGGTCGCTGACGTTGAATCCGTCGAGGAGCGAGAGGACCCTATTATTTTCGGGCGTATCAACGGATGCCCGGACCGCTTCTTTATCGCGCAATGGGATAACGATCTTAAGTTCGAGCAGATGGTCAAGGATCTAAGCTACTAACATGAGTGAGTCTATTGGTCTCCACCCCATCGCTTTTAGTGGTGGGATGGGGGCCATTCCCGAAAGAATTCCAATGAGATTTAACCGAGTTGAAGTGCGTGTGGATAGACGCCCCGACATGGACGCCATCATCGCTTTTGGAAGGCTTCCATTGCCCGGCGCGGCTCGATACGTCGAGTGTTCACAAATGATTTCTGGCGAGCTTCTTAGCCAAGCCAATTCCTCTACCGAAACCGCAATCGCAGAAGAAGTTTCGCGTGCTCTTGCGCGCGGCCTCGCAAATGCGTTTATGAATCATGCAGCTAATGGCGACGACGTGAGCCTCCGTGGGTACGACGCTCGCATGGTTTACGAAGAACTGTTAGAGAATATCCGCGCTCAAATGTTCAGGAACGGGTTGGGTTATATGAGCGCGGCTGAAGCGCGCCGCTTGGCTTGGGAGACTGAAAGGCAACGTCGGCGAATGGAAATGATGGTCGCTCCTTCGATGATGATAGGTGGGGCTGACTTTGGAAATATCGATATGAGCCCCGGAGCAGTAACGTATGGTAGATCTCCTGCATCGGAAGGGTTAACAATCGCGCATCTTCGAGCAGCGCAAATGCGATTAGCGCAAGCTAACGAGGCGCACCACATGACCGCGACGGAGGTTTTAGCCCGCCAAGCCGCACGGTTTCTTGATAATGAAATTCTTTCGGCGTTTGGCGTCCCTGGGGAATTCTTCAAAAAAGAAAAAAAACTAAAAGAGTACAAAGCGCCGCGCTTCAAGCTTTCCGAGGCTCCAATCATCAAAGAGGTCATTCCTGGCCTTATGTCAATTCCAAAAGAGGACCTTGAGGAGCGGGTCCTTCAAGTAATCGGTGAAAAATAATGGGGGTGTTTTGTGAGACCTGATGCTGTGGTGATGCAGAACGAAAAAGTTCAAGAAGCTAAGAATGCTCTCCGTGAGGCTATTGAGGGCCAGTGTGGGAAGAAAATTAAGATCTGTGTTTGCGGTGCGGTTGTTGAAAATGAAGTTTTTGTTTTTGCTATAGGCCCAGAGGGTGGAAGCACCTGCGTTCTTAAGGGCGTCGAAATGCTCCAACTTCTCAAACACTTTTCCGCGTTTGTTCTTCAGGGAGGAAAGCCAGAATGATTATCCTCAACGCTTGCGACGCTCCATTTTGGAAACACAGCCGCGCGCTCTTGGGCTCCATTGCCAAGAATACGGACCACACAGCGAACTTTACGCTTATACAGAATCAAAGAAAGGGGGAGGAGTGGCAGAAGGATTATTGCGCGAACTTCCGCACCGCTTTGATCTGCGCCACCGTTCACGGTAAAGTCCCCGCTCTCTGGCTCGACTCTGATTCCATCGTCCGCGCCTCCCTTGCCCCACTCGAAAAGATGCTTCGGGAAGAAGTGGACGTAATCTCGGTTTACACCCCCGAAATGTCGGGAGGCGGCTACGAGCCTAACGAGTGGCTTATCTCAACGGTTGGGGTGAGCAATTCCACCGCCGGCCGCGCGTTCGCGATAAGGTGGCTAGAGATCCAGATTAATTTACAAAACTCTCCCGGATACGCTCCCTCGATCATGACCTGCCAAGAGGCTTTCGTAAAAGCGGTGAAGGAATTTCAGAAGAATCCCGGCCCGCACAATGTCCGCATAAGGGACATAGGGTACGCATGGAGCGATAAATTCATGCGAGAAGAAAGCCCGATTTGGGAAGCCCAGGGCCCCACCCGAAAAGAGGACCCGAAGTGGCTGGCCGAACAAGCGAGGTATTTGTGAAATCGGTAAAGCAGCAGCTTGCAGAAGACCTTTTTATTTACGGGAGCTCTTTCTCTTTTGACGTTGAGAGGAAGTTTTGGAATCCGTTGAGGTACATCTTTGGGAAAATGAAGCGCGTTCGCGTTGATCCCAAAAATGTGTTTCTTGAATTTCGGAAGCCTAAGGGTGCGAAATGACTGATGCGCGCGAAGTTGTAAGAGCGTTCTTGCCACTTGTTTATTTTAAGCTCGGTCCCGATTACATGCACTGTGATCGCGGAATGTACAGGTTATCAATCGCTTGGGGTAGGGACAGGTACGCTTCTATGGCTGTATTCCCGTATCGCCATGAGTTTTGGATTCTCTTTCGCATTCCACTTTTTAAGATCTATTGGAGATAGATGTATGAATTGTACTGTGGCGCGCGAAGTTTCAAGCGAACAGAAAATGAGCAATCTTTTGAAGTTTATCGGCAACGCTTCTGAGTGCCGGGATTGTAAGGCTGGGATCTGGTGGATCGTTTCAAGGCTCGGCAAGCGTACCCCTGTCAATTCTGATGGGTCGCTGCATTGGGATTCGTGCCCGCAAGCCCGAGAGCGAAAACTACAGTTCAGGCGGCCAAGATGATGGCTCAATTGCTTTATGGTGTGGATTGCACGGATGCTCTTAAAAAGCTGCCGGCTGAATCCGCCCACTGTTGCGTTACCTCTCCGCCGTATTGGGGCCTCCGGGATTATGGTGTTAAGGGTCAGCTTGGCCTTGAAAAGACACCCGAGGAATACGCTGAAAAAATGGTGAAGATCTTCCGGGAAGTGAAACGCGTTCTTCGGAAGGACGGGACGCTTTGGGTCAACATGGGCGATTCGTACGCTTGTGCCCCGTCAGGTGGTAAAGGCACAAGATGGCAACCGGGCCGAGAAGAGCCCCCAGGAAGTGGCGTAAATAAGTCAAAGCGTATCAATCGTGGCTGTGGCCGTTGGGGTGGTGGAAACAATCCTGCTACAGGCGCGCTTAAACCTAAGGACCTTGTGGGTATTCCGTGGTTGATAGCGTTCGCCTTGCGGTCCGATGGTTGGTATTTACGCCAAGACATTATTTGGTCCAAGCCAAACCCGATGCCCGAGAGCGTCCGGGATCGATGCACCAAAGCTCACGAGTATGTTTTTCTGCTTTCAAAATCCTCCAAATATTTTTTTGACGCCGATGCGATCAAAGAAGATTCGGTCTACAAACGTCCTCCTGCGGAAGTCTCTGGATGGGATAAGGGCCCAGGCGATCACAGGAAGTTAGTCGGTCGGTATCGAAAATCCGAACCCAAAGGATCGTTTCACGGCAAGACGGGAGATAAGGCGTGCCGCGCGATCGTAGAAGCTAGAAACAAGCGGTCCGTGTGGACCGTTTGTCCGCAAGCCTATAAAGGCGCTCACTTCGCCACATTCCCAACAGATTTGATCATCCCCATGATTCAAGCGGGTTGTCCACAGGGGGGGGTAGTGCTCGATCCGTTTTCTGGCTCCGGGACAACCGGCGAAGTGGCTTTGGGACTTGGGAGGAAATATATCGGAATTGATCTTAACAAAAAATATGAACAGCTTGCGCGCGATCGGATAGGGCTTTTCGCGTTGCAGGAGAAAGGGACTGAAAAGCCATGAGATTTTCTTTTGGCCATCAGGAGGGCCACTGGTGGGAGTACGGGGTATGGCTCAAAGGACAATTGTTCTTCGGGATTCGATTTTATTCAAAAACCATGCGTTTACCATTTGCGGCATAAGAGGAAACGTGAGCGATAAGTGTAAGCGTTGCGGCCTTTGTTGTGTCGTTCCAGACGAGCAAGGCAAGCCCGTGCCTTGCAAGTTTTTGAGGGAAGGGCATTGCTCGATTTACGAGCACCGCCTCGGGACCGAGCTTGCCCCTGGGGTATTTTGCACAATTCGGGAATGGACGGGAGTTGATTATCCCGGCTGTCCGTACAACAACAACCGTCCCATCCACCCGGCTTACGCACAATGAACGACTACGCCAAAAATAATAATCCGACCTACCATCGGTTTATTGATTTGGCGATCGAGCAAAGCCGTGCGGGAGTTTTTAAGGTGAAGCGGGAAGCGGCTGTTTCGTACGTCCAGACCGTGCTTCGCATGGTCCGGGACGAATATCAGATAGGCGGAGAAGAACAGATCAGGAAGCTCTTAAACATTGACGGAAAACGGCTCGGGATCTGCGAGCTGGAACGTCAGCGAAGGAAGGATGATTAGCATGGGAAAAACCTATAAAGAACTCTCGAAAAGCGAGTGGCATAAAACGGACGAATCGAACCCAACCCTTGAAGGTCTCTCCTTTGGATGCCTACAACGGATTGCCACCGCTCTTGAAAATATCGAATGGAGCATGACGCGCGACAGAGAACGCATGGATTATTTAGAAAAGCGGATCAATTCAACCAATCGGCGTCTTCGTGAACTTAAGGGGAAAAGGAAAAAGCCATGACGGACTATTCAAAGATCGGAACGGAAATAGGCGAGCTCGTCAACCAGAAGCAAGCGGCTTATGGCGATTCATTCGGGAACGCCGGGAAGGTGATGTTGACGCTCTACCCGAACGGTATCGGTCCGGAGCATGTGGACGACGCCTTAACGATCGTGCGGATCGTGGATAAGCTGTTCCGCATTGCCAACAAGAAGAACGCTTTTGGAGAGAGTCCGTACCGAGACATAGCCGGGTACGCCTTGCTCGCCGTGGGGAGGGATGAAGCCCATGAACAAGCAAGGTGAGAATAAGATCTCCTGGACGGATTTCACTTGGAACCCGATAACCGGCTGTCTCGCCGGCTGCGGGTACTGCTATGCCCGCAAGATGTACGAGCGGTTCAAGCGGTCCTTCAAGCCGAAGCTGCATTGCAACCGGCTTAACGAGATCAAAAAGATCAAGAAGCCTTCCCGGATATTCCTCGGAAGCGTTACGGATTTTTGGGGAGAAGGTGTCCCGTCTGAATGGCGTCGCATCGTTTTTCAACACGTCGAGAAGTATCCGCAGCACACCTTTCAGATCCTTACGAAACAACCGCAGAACATCGAAGATGAAGAGCTCCCGGAGAATGTTTGGGTCGGCGTTACCGTGGAAAGCGAGTTGCATCATTGGCGCATCCACGCCCTCGAACTCAAGCGGCGGGATAACCAGTGGACCAACAGGATCTTCGTGTCCTACGAGCCCATGCTTGGGTATTTAAAGCTCTTCGGAGAGGAGTCTCCCTGCGTCGATTGGATCATTTGCGGGGCCATGACAGGTCCTTCTGCGGTAAAGCACACGCCCTCCCAGGCCATGATCGAAGACGTGATCGATTGGTCTAAGATGATGGGCAAGCCTATCTTCATGAAGTCGAGCTTATCAAAATATTGGGACAAACCCTTAATCCAGAAATTTCCAAAGGAAGTATGAAGCATAAGGATCTAGTTTTGAACGCTAAGCTCTGGCTTGTGCGATCGAAGTCTTGTAATCCCGTGTTCTGCGAACGTGGTTCTTCACGGCTTGGAGAGTTTCCCGACGCTATCGGATGGACCGCAACGGATTGTTTTCTAATCGAGTGTAAGGCTTCCGTATCCGATTTTAACGCCGACAAGAACAAGCCTTTCCGTGCCGATGAGTCAGGGCTTGGTAGTCGTAGGTATTACTGCATGACCCGCGAGATCTTCGAAAAAGTTGTGGTCCCGGAAGGCTGGGGCGTTTTGATCTGCGCCGGGGAAGGGGAAGTGTATCAGGAAAGGTTGAGGGGAAGCGCTGAGTTTAAGAGAAACTTTGAAAAGGAGGTTATGTTTTTACGCCCAAGAATTTTTCAAGTTCAACAGTTTGGAACCTAAAAGGAGAACCTATGCAAGTCGTTGACGTAGCCAAGATATGCCATGAAGCGAATAAGGCTTATTGTGAAACGCTCGGAGATTTTTCACAGACCGATTGGGAGGGCGCACCTGAATGGCAGCGGGAGAGCGCAATAAAGGGCGTGGAATTCAACCTCAAGAACCCGACCGCCCCGGCCAGTGCAAGCCATGATTCTTGGCTGGAACAAAAAAAGGCCGAGGGCTGGCAGTATGGCCCGGTCAAGGACCCGATCAAGAAACTTCATCCGTGCTTTGTTCCGTACGAAAAACTGCCCAAAGCGCAGAAGGCGAAAGATTATCTTTTCAAAAACATCGTCGCCGCGTTAAAGGCGTTCGTCGAATAAGATTGGCGGGGTAGCTCCCTGCCCGGCTCAGCGGGAGGCCACCAGAAAGGATACCGTCCCTCGCGTTTTGTGGCGAGATCAAAGGTCCTTTCTGGCCCGCCGCCGTAATTTTTTTAATGCAACGAATTTTTAAGGCCCTTAGACTGATTGCCAATCAAGGAGGATTTATGATTGCAACAGGAACAGCCATTGCTCTTGGCGCGACCGCCCTCGCCGCAGCCGCTATCGGATCAACCGCGATAGCCGCGAGTGCCAACAAAGGATCTACTCCCGACGCTCCGACATTGCCGACAGTCCCCGGTATCCAAGAAACGGCGGACGAGCAACGTCGAAAACTCAATCAGCAGCGCGCCTCACAGACTGAGACCATCATCACCGGCCCTCTTGGAGTTAAAGAGGATGCGAACGTCAAGAAAAACATATTAGGCGCTTGATGATAACAACGTCCAGGCAAGCGGTCCAGATCCGGAAGGCTCTTTCCGGGGATGAAGACCTTGCCGCTCCGCTCGTCTTGGAGTTCTTCCAAGAACACTTCGAAAAGCTCGGCTTCCCATTTAGCGCTGAAAGCGCGCGTAAGTTTATGGAATATTTTACCGGGTCGCTTCCGGGTGGCGTTGCCATTGTCGCGGTCCAGGACGGAAGGATGGTCGGGTTTCTCGCGGGGTTGATAACTCCGTGGCTTCTTGATCATAACCGCCTTGCTTTTGAGGAAATCGCTTGGTTTGTTTCGAAACCCGATCGCGCTGGAACGGTCGGGATAAAGCTCTATGCCGCAGCGGAACGCGCAGCGCGTGAGGCTGGGGTGGTTGGTATGTACATGGGATCTCTCGCCTCCGGTGATGCGGCGGTGGACAAGTTCTATGATCGCAAAGGATTCAAACGCATCGAAACAAAATGGATGAAGTGTTTGTCGTAATCTGAAAATTTAAAGTAGTCGCGGACCCGCAGAGAGGTTTTAAATCGTATGGCGGATAATCCCCCAAACAAGCAAGACGATTGTTCTGGACGGAAAAAGAAGAAGCGTAAGAGTAAGAGGGTAGTAGGCAGGCCCACTCTTTACAAAAAGGCGTACTGTAAACAACTCCTTGAGTTTTTCGACATTCCCCATATCCGGGAGCGGGAGATCGTTCACTCCAACTCCAAGAACGGTTCCGAATGGGTCGATATCAAGGAGACCCCTAACGCCATACCCTTTTTCGGCAAGTTTGCACAGAAAATCGGTGTAAGTCTCGATGTTATCTATGATTGGGCAAAAAAATATCCCGAGTTTAGCGTCGCTTTTACGCGCGCGCGCCAGCTTCGCGAAGAAATGGTCGCGTCTTTAGCCCTTCGCGGCCTTTACAATCCCACCTTTGCGATGTTCTACCTCACTAACCGTTACGAAGGCCGGTATAAAAATAAGACCGAGGTTGACGCAAAAGTGAAGGGTGAGGTTACATACCGCGAGGCCTACGCTAAGATCCTCAAGAAAGCCAAAGAGATCATAACGCCCGCCCCGCCAACTGCCGCGAGCCCTGCCTAATGGACGATAACGAGCTTGCCGTGATCTACGCCGCCGGGATGAAGGATCTTGTGTCTTATCGCTCAACGATTCTTCTTAACGATCCGCAGTATGAAGTTGAGCCCGCGCCCTTTCACCTTACTTGGTCGGACATTCTCCTGAATCAAAAATCCAACTTCGCCGTGGAAGGGTTCCGCGAATCCGCAAAAGGGCAGTATTGCCTTCGGTCCTTTAACCTTTATGCGCTCACTTTTCCCTCACCCCAACGGGATTACATCGTCATTATCAAAAACAACGCTACGCACGCCCGCAAGATCATCAAGTCCATTCAGGATGAATTTTTAACGAATCCGATTCTTAAACGCGGCCTTGTGAAAGTGAACGAGGAATCAAGCGACGTTTTTAACGTGGACGTTCTGGACGAAGAGGGAAAGGTCCATAACGTCGTGATCGAAGGTTACGGAAAAGGCGCTTCGATTCGCGGTCTTTCTCAAAAAGACAGACGCCCAAAGATCGTTATTATCGACGACCCGCAGGATGGCGAAGATTGTTCCCCAACATCACACGTTCACGAAAAGGATTGGGATTGGTTTAACTCCGACGTTATGTTTCTCGGGAAATACTGCCGCATATTTTTGATAGGTAACAACCTCGGGGAGCGGTCCATCATCGAGCGCGTGTTTGCGAACGCTGAAGCTCTTGGGTTTCAAACTGCCCGGATACCTGTCTGCGATAAGGATTTTACAACTCCCGCTTGGCCTTCCCGCGACAGCATCGAGTCCATCATTCAGGAGCGCGAGCGTTTCCGCTCCGCCGGGAAGATTGACGTATGGATGCGTGAGAAGATGTGCGTGGCGATCGCGGACGAACTCCGCATCTTCAAGCGCGAGGACTTTAGATATTGGGGCCGTTACCAGGACGGGAACTACGGCCTGCGCCAAAAGATGAACGCTTGCCTGATTGTGGACCCCGCCGCCTCGATCAAGGAATCCGCTGACTTCCGGGCTTGTGTTGTGCCCGCCTGCGACCAGGACGAGAATTGGTTTGTCCTGGATATTTCTTATGGCCGTTATGACATGGCGACGCTTATTGACGAGATCTTTCGTCTCGTTGTGTTCTGGAAGCTCAAAGACGTTGGCATCGAAGAAGGCGTCTTGAAATCCGCGATGGAGCCCTTCTTAATGGCTGAAATGAAAAAGCGAAAGGTGTTCTTCAACATCATTCCGCTTAAGGCTCACGCTCGAAAAGAAGAGCGAATAAAAATGATGCAACCAAGATTTAGAGCCCATACAATTCTATTTCCAGAGGATGCTCCGTGGCTCTCTGAGCTCGAAAGTGAGCTTTTAGCGTTCACGATGGAAGGAACAAAGGGGCTCCACGATGATTTGATTGACGCGTTGGCTTATTACGAGCAGTTAGTAAAAAAGCCGATGAACATGGCGGAAATGAAAAACCTTCCGCGAAATTATTTAGCACCGAGTAGATGGAAATAAAACACCTGCGCTGATCACGCAGGCGATAACCAACAAATCAAGACCTTATCGATAAGGCGTAGTGAGAAGTGGGTGCGGTTCACGCCGCGGGCCCTTCTTACTACGCCTTTTTTGTTGGCTAAAAACAGGGGGAATCAATCATGACCGGCGGCGGACAACCCAAACAGCAAACCACACCAGCGTCTTCAACTCCTGCTCCTGTAAAAAAGACAATCAATAAAGGCGTTTCAAAATCCCCGAATATTCTTACTGGCCCCGGCGATGCTCTCGGCACCGCGGCCACAGCCAAGAATAAACTCGGGCTTTAATCCGATGGAAACGCTCAGCCCCGCTCAGATCGTTAAGCGGTTTGAAACGCTCCGCTCTGAACGCTCGAATTGGGAAGGTTATTGGGAGCAAGTCGGGAATTACTGTCTTCCTGAAAAGGCCTTCACGATCACCCAGCCCGGAAGCGAAGGGCAAAAGCTGAACGTCTATATCTACGATACGACCGCGCTCCAATCAACAGGCCTACTAGCTGCCGGCTTGCAAGGGCACTTAACCTCACCGGCTCAAAAGTGGTTTTCTCTCCAATTCCCGAACAAGTCTCTTTCGCTTCTCGAAGGCGTAAAGGAATGGCTCCGGGACAGCGAGGACAAGATCTACAACGCTCTTAATTCCTCGAATTTCAACCATCAGATCCACGAATCCTATCTTGATCTTGTGGTCTTCGGTACCTGCTGCCTTTATGAGGAAGAATCTCCCGAGGACATTATCCGGTTCGATGCTCGGCCTATCCGCGAGATCTTCATCGTTGAAGATGCGATGGGCAAGGTTGTTACCGTGTTCCGTTTCTACGAACTCACCGTCGAACAGGCCTACGGGCTTTACGGCGATAAGGCGGGCGAGAAGTGCATCAACAAATACAACAAAAAGGAATTTGACGACAAGCTCCCGTATCTGCATGTCATGGGCCCCCGCGAGATTCGGGAAGCCGGGAAAGCGGACCCTAAGAACATGCAGATTTTCTCGAAGATCATCGCGTTTGAGGACAAGGCGCTTGTCTCGGAAAGTGGTTATCCCGAGCTTCCGATCTTTGTGGCGCGTTGGGAAAAGAACGCTTTCAACCGTTTCGGGTATTCCCCGGCGATGAAAGCCTACGGCGATATCAAGACCGCGAACGCCATCAAAGAAGATCTCTTGAAAGCGGCCGCTAAGATCGTTGACCCGCCGATCGATTGCCCGCACGAAGGCTATCTCTTACCCCTTGATATGACCCAGGGCGGTATCAATTACCGGAACACGATGGATCCAAACGAGCGCATCAAGCAGCTCGATATCCAGCCTAATATCCCCGTGGGCATCGAAATGCTCGAGAGCGAACGCAAGAACATCAAAGAGGCGTTCTTTGTGGATCTCTTCCTGCTTCTTGAGCGGGCGAACATGACGGCAACGGAAGTCATTCAGCGGAACGAAGAAAAAATGCTGCTCCTCGGTCCCGTGCTTGGCCGTCTGCAAAATGAGCTTTTGGATAGAATTATTTTCCGCACGTTTTCAATCCTTCAACGCCGTGGGGTTATCGATCCTATCCCGGAAGCCCTCGCTCAATGGTTTCAAGAGCACCCCCAGGATGATAACTACGAGGTCCGCTACGAGGGCCGTCTTGCCAAGATGCAGCGGTACAGCGAGGCCAAAGCAACGATGGATTGGCTCACGCTCATTCAAGCGATTGCAGGCGTGAAGCCCGAGGTTCTTGATCTTGTGAATGACGAGGAAATTGTCCGAAACGGGCAAGAGGTTTACGGCGTCAATCCGAAGTTTTTGAACACCACGGAGAAGATCAAGCAGATCCGCGACCAGCGCGCCGCACAGCAGGAAGCGATGGTGCGTATGCAGATGCTTCAGAGTGCCGGAAAAGTCGCTAAGGACGTAGGCAGCGCGTCAAAGTCATTTGAACAGCCAGTGGCAGCAGGGAAGTAACTTGGACCGTCAACAACTCCTCAAAGAACACCATCAAAAAATGAAAGAGATAAACCTCGCCTACATGAGGTTTGTTAATTCCGAAGACGGAAAAATTATCTTAGAGGATCTTGCGAGCGTTTGCTTTCAGGAAAAATCCACCTACAGCGACATTCCTCACAAGATGGGCGTCAACGAAGGTCTGCGGCTTGCCTATATGCACATTCAAAAACGAGCGAAACCTCCTCAGCAACAACCTGAGGAAAAACCGAAAGAAGGAGAAAAATAATATGTTTAAATTGTGGTCCAGGTCGACCCCTTTATTGGGACAATTGATCCCCACGTTTGGATTTGCCGAAGATGATGGCGCGGGCGCAGGCGGCGGTGGCGGAGAAGGTGGAGCAGGAGCCGGTGCGGGTGCTGGTGCCGGAGCAGGAGCGGGCACAGGCGCAGGAACGGCGACCGCTGATTGGCGGCAAGGCATCTCTGAGGAATTACGTAACGATCCCGCTTTGGAAAAATTCAAAACCCCCACCGACCTTTTTACGAGCTACAAGAAGCTCGAATCTTTCGTCGGAAAAGAAAAGCTCATTCTCCCAAAAGACGAGAACGACAAAGCGGCCTGGGACCAGGTACACGCGAAACTTGGCCGCCCAGAGAAGCCCGAGGGCTATAAGCTCCCGGAAGTCCAAGTCAGCGAGCAAGTGAAGAGCGCACTCACCCCGGAAGGCGTGAAAGGCTTTCTGGAATTTGCTCACTCTCAAGGCCTCACGCAAAAGCAGGTGTCCGCGCTTTACGAATGGCATTTGAAACAGTCAGACGCGACCGTGATGCAGCAGGGCGAAGGCCGTCAGAAGATGATGCAGGATTCCGAGACAGAGCTTCGCCGGGATCTCGGCGGCGCGTATAACGAGCGCATTGGCGTTGCCAAGCGCGTGTTTGACGCTTTCAAAAGCGAGAAGGACGTTTCCTTCTTCCAAGAGCACGGGAACGATCCGCGGCTTATCCGGTTCCTTGCGAATGTCGGCGTGAAGTTAAGCGAGGACACGCTCGGGCCCGGCACGTCGAAAGGTCTCACAAAGACGCCGGCGGAAGCGGACGCTGAATATCAGACGATCGTTGGGAATATGGATAGCCCGTATTACCACGAGAATCACCCGGAGCATGAGATCTACGTCAAGAAGGTCGAGGCGTTGCTCCTCGCCGCAAACCGTAAAGCGTAGTGTCTGATTTTCGCGTTCGTGAGCGCTGTCATTGGTGCGCGAAAGTCGTCGAGTTTAAGTGGGCGGACGTTGAACGGAAACAGTTTTCGTACTGCCCGAATTGCGGAGCCGAGCATTACCGGACGCTTGACAGCGAAACGCGGTTGCAGTTAAGGACCGGCTCTCACACGATCAAAGGGGGATGGCATGGCTCTTTCTGAATTGGCGCGCGCGAAGATTCGCCTTGAATGCGCCCGGATTATTTATCAGTGCGGGTCTGACGCAGATCGGAATGATGTTGCAACGAAATCTGAGCGCATTTACAATTTCGTCGTTGGTAATAATTCTATAGCTTCTGAAAATTCCGGCAACAAAGGAACCGGAAGCGAAGAGAAAAAGAAAAAAGTAGGTCCCGGACAATCCTAGAAATAGGACCCGAAAACCATAGCAGCACGGACCCAGGTTTTCCCTGGACAATCCGATTTTGAAAAACTTCAAAAAATCGTGATTCGAAAGGGGAAACCAAAATGAGTATCGATCTCGCGTACATCAAGGCGTACTCGAATAACCTGATGCTGCTTTGCCAGCAAAAGGGTTCGAGACTCCGTAACGCCGTAACGGTCGAAACGGGCGTTGTCGGGGAAAAGAAATTTGTCGACCAAATCGCAAGCATGACCGCGACCACTAAAAAGTCGCGTATTGCACCGACGCCGATCACCGAACCCACCTTCAAGCGTCGCATGATCACCATGTACACCTACGAACACGCTCCGGTGTACGACACCATCTACGACCTCCAAAAGATGCTCGTGGATCCGAAGTCCAAACTCACCCAAAGCGCGATTTATGCGATGGGCCGGGCGATGGACCAGCTGATCATCGATGCCGCCAACGGCACCGCGTATTACGGCAAAGAGGGTGCTTCTTCCATCGCTTTACCCTCCGCGCAGAAAGTGGCCGCCGCAAGCTCCGGGTTGACGATCGCGAAACTTCTCGCCGCCAAGCAGAAGTTGGACGAGGCCGAAGTCGATCAGGATGATCCGCGTTTCATCGTTTGCACGGCGGAACAGATCGGGAACCTCTTGGGGACGACCCAAGTAACGAGCGCGGACTATAACACCGTGAAGGCGCTCGCTTCCGGTCAGATCGACAGCTTCCTCGGATTCAAGTTCATCCGTTCGGAGCTTGTAGCCAAGACGAGCACTTCGCGTTTTTGCCTGGCGTTTGCCAAGAGCGGGATCGCTCTTGCAATCGGCAAAGACGTGAACGTAAAGGTCGATGAACGCGCCGACCTTTCGTATGCCACGCAGATCTATGCAAGCATGACCCTCGGTGCCGCACGCATCGAAGAAGAGAAGGTCGTCGAAATCGCTTGCATCGAAACTGCTTAACATCTGCCGGCTTAGCGGTAGTCGCTGAACAGGCTCTAAAAACGAAGGGAGAAATAGTATGGCAAGCACAGTGAGTGGGGTTAATTACGCGAAGGCGATTGACCCGTCGCCTGCGAACATCATCGGCAAGGGGCTCTACCCTGGCAAACTTCTTTGCCAGACGGATGAATACACGTTTGCTTCCACCGCGGCAGGCTGCACCGTCCGCGTCGCCAAGTTACCGGCGGGAGCAAAAGTGGCGTTCGTCCTGATCAGCAACGCGGCGCTTGGATCAGGCGTTACGTTGGCCGTAGGGAACGGCGGAAGCGGTCTGAGTGCGTGTTTTTGCGCGGCATTCGCCGCGAACGCGGCTTCCACGGTTCCGAAGGTGTGCGGCGGTATCGTCGCCTCCGGGATCCCTTACGTTGTGGGAACACTTGCGGGGGATGATGTTGTAACCGTCCTTACCGCCGGCGCGACCGCGACGGGCAAGATCGTTGTTCAGACCTTCTATACGGTCGAATAACAAACCAAAAAGGACATAAGGCCGGGCGGTCGCAAGACTTCCCGGCCTTTTTTCTATGCCGATCTTCAAACACGATATTCAGCTTGATTGCGAAGAAATGCCTCACGCGAACGCGCGCCTTATCGAAGGCCGCGAAAAAGACGTTCTGCTTGTCCTCGGCTCTGGCCTGAGCGTCTTTGACGATATTCGCGATGCTGAAATGCTTATCCGTCTTTCCGGAGGGATTCCTTACGATGTTATGGCCTGCAATCTTTCTTTCCTTGCCTATAACGGCCCCATTCTTCACTTGGTCAGCGTTCACCCGGAGCGGTTGTATTTCTTTCATGAGCTCGCAAAACTGCTTCCCGAACAGCGAATGGGACACATCTACACGCACTCCTTCATGCTCGCGGAGGGGATCGAGTACGCGTGGCCGATAGCGGACCAATCCGGTACGTCTGCGATGTTCTGCGTGAAGGTCGGTCTTCTCCTCGGCTATAAAAAGATCATCCTCTGCGGCGTTCCTCTGGAAGGTTCCCGGCGATTCTACGACAACCCCAATCAGGTATTCATCAATGACTTCTCATGCAAAGGGATCGAGTACGCGTGGCGGGAATGGCTCAAAACCGAGGCGTTCCAACTTAACGTCAGATCAATGTCTGGAAAATCAAAAGAGATCTTGGGCGCGCCCGATGAAAGGTGGTTGAAACATGGCCTCGCAAACTGAAATTTGTAATCTTGCTTTAACGTATCTCGGAGAGGAGCGCATTTCCAAGATCACGGATCCCGCAGAACCGGCTCGCAAACTGAACGCGCTTTGGGTCTCAAGCGTCAAAGCCCTTCTTGAAATGCACCCGTGGAACTTCGCCACAAGGCGCGCCACTCTCGGGCTTCTCACGGAAACCCCGGACCATAAATACGCGAACTTCTTCCAGATGCCGAGTGATTGCATCCGCATTGTCCGGTTGAACGACCGGGATGCGGAATACCGTATCGAGGGTAACAAGCTCGCCACGGACGAAAGCGAAGTGGAGATCGAGTACATCGCCTATATTTCCGACACCGCGAAATACCCGCCCCTCTTCGTCGAAGCTCTTGCCGCGAAACTTGGGTATGAGCTTGCTCTTTCTATCACGTCCGACGATGGGACCTGGGACCGGATGGAGAAACTTCTCACTTTCAAATATTCCAAAGCGACGTTTTCGGATTCGCAACAGGGGACGCCTGCACCCCTCGTCCGAAACCGCTGGATTGAGGAAAGGTCGAGATAATGCCGAAGGTTGCGGTCATTCAATCGAACTTCACCGCCGGGGAGATCGCGCCCGGCCTGATGGGTCGCGTCGATATTGCGAAGTATTACAACGGCGCTGAGACCCTTCTGAATTTCATCCCGAACGCTTACGGAAACGCCCGCGCAAGGCCCGGCACTTACTTCGTGAAAGAGGTCAAGGATTCCTCGAAAACGACCCGCCTTATCCCATTTCAGTTCTCTACCGAGCAGGCCTATATCCTTGAGTTTGGGCACCAATACATTCGCTTTTATAAAGACGGGGGAGTGATCACTGAAACCGCGAAGAACATCACAGGGGCAAGCCAGGCCGCTCAATGCGTGATTACGTCCGCCTCTCACGGGTATTTGAACGGCGAGGAAGTCTACATCGAAGGCATTGTGGGCATGACCGAGCTCAACGGGAAGTTTTACATTGTTTCTGATAAGGACGCCAACACCTTTAAGATCAAGGACCGTGCAGGAAATTACATCAATTCTTCTGCGTTCACAGCTTGGTCGTCTGGCGGAACTGCGGCGAGGGTCTATACCATATCGACCACGTTCGAGGAAACAGACCTTGTTGACTTGCAGTTCTGCCAAGACGCCGACGTTATGTATATCGTTCACCCCGACTTTAAACCTAAGAAGCTCTCCCGGACCGGCCATGCAGCTTGGACGATTGTTGACGTTGATTTCACGGATGGGCCTTATCTCCCGGACAATACCTCGACGGTATTGATAACGCCCTCTGCCGCTACCGGCTCCGCGATCACGCTCACCGCGTCCGCGCCTGCGTGGGCCGGGACCACGGCTTACCACAAAGACGATTATGTAACGAATGGCGGGAGCACCTATAAAAGCCTTGCCCGTCATACGTCCTCTTCGACGTTTGCAGATGATCTCGCCGCCGGGAAGTGGGTCGTTGCTACGCTCGTCGTTTTTTATTCAACGCACGTTGGAGCGCTCTGGAAGATAAAAACAGGTTGGGTCAAGATCACGGCTTACACGTCCGGGACTGTCGTAACTGCTGAGGTCCAAGTGGCTTTAGGTACTACCACGGCAGAAACGGATTGGGCTGAGGGCGCGTGGAGCGATAAGCGCGGCTGGCCGTCTTGCGTTGGATTCTTTGAGCAACGTCTTTTCTTCGCGTCTAATGGCGCGAAGCCGCAAACCGCTTGGGGTTCTTACTCCGGGGAATACGAGAACTTCCAAGAAGGGGCGGAAGATTCTGATGCCGTGAGCTACACCCCCGCAACAGGGCAGCAGAATAAAGTGCGTTGGATACTCGGAGGAAAAGCTCTCGGGCTTGGTACTGCCGGCGGCGTGCTTAATATGTCGGGAGGTTCGAGCGGAGATCCCATTACCCCTTCCAACGTGGCCGTAAAACTTGAGACCACGTACGGGACAAAACAGGTTCTTCCCAAGAAGATCGGAAATTATATTTATTACATTCAGCGCGGCGGGCGTGTGCTCCGGGAGTTTGAGTACAGTTTTGAGAAGGACGCGTATCTCGCGAATGATATGTCGCTTCTCTCGAATCATATCCTGCGCGGCGGGGCCATTGAAATGGATTATCAGCAGACCCCGGACAATATCCTATGGATCGTGCGCGCAGATGGCGTGCTTGTGTCTATGACGCGCGAAATTGAGCAAGAGGTAACGTCCTGGGCCCGGCACATCATCGGGGGAGCTTTTGGAACAGGCGCAGCAATTGTCGAATCGGTTGCCGTGATCCCGAATGAGGCCTCCGGGTATGACGAGGTTTGGCTTATCGTTAAGCGGACCATCGACGGGACGACCCGCCGCTATATCGAATACATCACCCCGATTCTTGACTTTGATCTCGTGGCCCAAGAAGACGCTTTCTTTGTGGATTGCGGTCTTACCTATGACGGGTCCGCAACGTCCGCGATCACGGGCTTGGACCACTTGGAAGGGCAAGTCGTCGCGGTTCTGACGGACGGAGCAACACACCCGAATTGCACCGTAACAAATGGGGCTATCGCCCTTCAGATTGCCGCTGAGGTTGTCCAGGTTGGCCTTGCCTACAACTCCGACTTAAAGACCGTCCGCCCGGAGGCCGGGAGCGCCCAGGGGTCCAGCCAGGGAAAAACGAAGAGGGCTTATAACGCCGTTGCTCGGCTCCATAACACCGGCTGCATTCAGATCGGGAAGTCTTTTACCGAGTTGGACAGGATCGAATTCAGGACTTCGGACATGAATATGGACGCGCCCCCGGATCTCTTTACAGGGGACACGCCCATTCATCCCAATAAAGGATTCAGCACAGACGGGCAGATTTGCATACGGAGAGATCTTCCTCTTCCATGCAATATTCTCGCGCTCATCTTAAAGCTGCAGACCAATGATGATTAAAATTGTTCCTTTCGATAGATCTCTTTTTGAAGGCTGGGTTTATGACGGTATCGAGGTCGGAATGTTCGAAGGATCCCAGGACGTCATAGACAGGATCGAGGATTTCGTAAGGCGTGGCCGTGGGTTTGTCGCGATCGATGAGAACGGGAAAGTGATCGGCGTCGCCGGAATCTTTGTTCTGTATCCGTGGGGAGTGGGACATTCCTGGCTCTTCCTCAACTCCGGGCAATGGTATCACGGCCTTGAGGTCGTCCGGGCCGTCAAAGAACACGAGCCCGAGATCATGGCCGAACTTGGGTTGCACCGGATTCAGTCGGAAGTGCTGGCCTCGTCCCGGAAGGCGGTCGAATTTATCGAGCTTTTGGGATACGAGCGGGAAGGGTTTATGAGACAACGCGGCCCGAACAAAGAAGACATGTTTCTTTACGCGAAAGTAGCGAGGTAATTTTATGAGCGCGACAATGGCATTGGCACTTTTACCCCTGGCAACTTCGGCTTTGAGTGCCGGCGGCCAGTACATGGAAAATCAGAGTAAGGCCAACGCTTCTGAATATAACGCCCGGACCGCAGAGTGGCAGGCCCGGCTAGTAAAGCAATCCTCCGAGTTTTCAATGGCAAGGATACAGAGACAAAAAGCGAAGTTTCTTTCCACGCAACAATCTCTCTACGCAAAAGCTGGGGTAAAACTCGAAGGGTCCCCAATCAAGGTTATGGCCGACAGCGCGACCGAGTATGAGCTCGACAAGCTCACGGAAAATTATAACGCTCAGGTTCAGATGGCCGCTTTAAAGAGCGAGGCGCAGGCTTCCCGTACTCAAGCGTCGCAGTACAGATTTCAAGCTTCTTTCCAACCTGCCATGACGCTTCTCACCGGAGCGGCCAACACAGGAATGTCCTATGCTGCCGCGTCAAGTCCGAAGACCACCAAACCGTCGACAGGAACGACACCGAGGAAATAATTATGCCACGCATCCCAAGAGCTCAAGGTTCAGGAGAACTTACAAGACAAGCCCCCGCCGTGAAGGTCAACCCCGAGCAGTTCGGGATTGGTGGGGAAGCGGTCCAGCAAGGCGCGAAGCAGCTCGAACAACTCAACCAGAAGTACGTTGAGTTGGATACCGTGAACAAGGTCAACGAAGAAGAGCGGAATCTCCGCAATGGTCTTTCTAAGCTGCAGATGGATTACAGCCAGGACCCGGACCTGCAGAAGAACAAGGATTCCTACGAAAAGCGGATGAATGATCTGCGCGCGAATGCGGGCGCGTCGATCTATGACCCCAAAGCACGCTCGGAATTTGACGCCAAAGCGGATTATTACGTCAACGCCGAGAAGGTTCAGTTTACCAATAAGCTCGTGGACCATCAGCAAAACCTTGCGCGGGCCGACCTCTTGGATCGGATACGCACGAATAAAGAGAATTTTGCACAGTCCTTTGACCCGCGGTGGCTTGAGGAAAGCCGCTCCGCGATCGATCAGGGGCTTCGCGTTGGGTACATCACGGCAGATAACGCCATCAAGATCGAGGAATCTCTCAAGGAGGATTTCGGCTCTTTTAAGTTTGAGAGGGATATGGTTGTAGATCCCGAGATCGCCAAACAAAACATTTTGGACGGGAAATATAACGAGTACATGAATCAGGAGCAAAAGACAAAAGCCTTGTCAAAGGTTGACGCAGCCATCAAACAGCGCGGAAAAGCGAACCGTCGGCTCATGTCAAACGCCAAAGACCAGAACGAGATCACTTACGCGCAGGCGGCTTTAAACGGGGATCTCAACCTTGAAGCCTTTCAGCATGACCGGGGGGCGGACATGGTTCTCCCGGAGGTCGGGCAGGCCATCCAGAATTACCACGATTCCGAGTTCGGCAATTTCGAATATCTGAAAGGCGTGAAAGACGAAACGAATCAGTTCCCGAACGATTCCAAGACCTACAACGACCTTTATTCACGGGCCAATAGCGATGCCGTGCGCGCCGACCCCAGGAAAGCGAAGCAGGTGGTTGTGGATCTCTTTCAAGCGGGATCTCAAGGCAAGATCAATAACGCCTCCATGCGCGAGATCTTGGGGGATATCGCCCCCGAGTTTCAACACGCCGCGGTGAATGAACGCACTTCTTGGACCCGCAAACTCAAGACCGCCTACATTGACAGCGCAAGGAAAGCGTTGGCGTCTTTACCTGACCCGCAGAAAGCGATGGAGGATTTTTCAAAGGCGTATTACGGGATCGATCCCGAGGCCTCGGATGAGGACCGCAGGAAGCGCGTCAACGAGATTGTGGGCAATCTTTTAAGAAAAGGACACCCGGCTCTTGTGGGTCTTGACCAGATCCCGGAGAACGTGTACGACGCTTTCGGTCTTGTGAAACGAATCTGGAATGGAGAAATTAAAAGTGCCGGACATACTGGAACAAAAAAAGAGCCCGCCAAGCCCGGCAAATAATCTTTCTTCCGAGACTGTCTACTCCCCGGAGGATGATTTTTCCGTAAGCGTCCCGGCTGGATCCCCGCCCGAAGTTAAACAATCGGCGATGGATTCCGCATTAGCGTTGCGTTTCCCGCATTATATTTTGGCGACAAATGACGGAATAACGCTTAACACCCCCGAAAAGCCTGTTTTGGGTCAGGAAACTCCTTCCAAACAAGCGCCTAGCGAGGGATCTCCCTTAGAGCCGAGCAAGGACCCCACCCAACCCACCGCCTCGACAGAAGGCAAATTTAACGGGATCCCGATGTTCCTTTCCGGTGTAAACGCCCTTGTTTCGGACACCCCTTTCGGGAAAGGTTTTCGCAGTTCTTTCATCCAAGAAGCTCAGGCGATTTCGGATGGCGTTCTCGTTCAGGGCGGGCAGATGCTTCAAGAGCTCGGGAATGAGAGCTTTGTCGATCGGATGGAACAGTTCCGACGAGATCCCGCGTCGATTCTCAAGATTTCAAACGCGGGAGGCCTTGCCGCGTTCTTCGGAAAAGAAGCGTTGAGCGCGATCGCCAAACACACCGACATTGATTTTGAAATGCAGAAGATCGGCTATGAGATCAACGATTGGGTAAAAAATATCCATGAAAAATACAACCTGAACCGGCCCGAAGGCGGAGCGGATACGTTTGCCTACGATCTCGGAGCCGGGGCTGAATCACTCGCTTCCTCTATGGCTATCGGAAATCTTCTTAGCCCCGCCGCAGCTGGCATCTGGTTCGGCTTAAAGCAAGACGCGCAGATCTATGCGGAAGCCACCCGGACAATGATCGTGAAGGACCGCGCCACAGGAAAGAAGGTTTCTCTCGGAACTGATGAATTCCTTCCAAATTTTGACCGGATGGTTACGGATGATGGCGTTGGTTTTAAGAGCGGCCAGATCTCGAAAGATGGGAAGTATGAAATCGTCCGGGCCCCTGTCTCTCCGAAAGACGCGAGGCCCATTTCCGCTCTTGCCGGGATCGCGGAAGGCTCTCTGGAATACGTAGGCATGGAGCGGATGATTAACCGGATCAAAGGATTCTTTTTGAAGCGTGTTATCGCGACCGGGTTGAACGAAGCCATCTTCAACGAAATGCCTCAGCAGCTTGCCGAGGAATTAATCGCCAAGAAGTGGCTCGATCGTCCGGGCGACGCTTTGGATATCACGAAGCGCGTTCTCTATGCCGGGGCTATGGGCATGATTCTCGGGATGGGTGGTGGAGGGTTCCAAGCCGCTCTCGAAATGAAAGGCCGAAAGGGTGAGCTTTTGAACAAAGGCATGAGTCCCGAGGAAGCGGACCATCAGATCAACTTTGAGCATTGGTACGCCAATGAGCTCGATCGGCGCGGGATCGTGGTCGCCGCGCAAGAGGACATTCTCGCGATGCTCAAGGAGGATGCGGCTCTTGCGAAGAAAGAGGCGTTAAAACTCGAAATGAGCCATATCGAGGGGTTTGATGCAGAGACCGCTTTGAAACTTTTCGAGCAATCAGGCGCAGGGGAAACGAAGTTCCAGATCAAAGAGCAGACGAAATCTCCCGAGTTTCAGAAGTGGTTTAAGGGCTCTCAAGTTATAGATGAGAGTGGCAATCCGATAGTGGTGTACCACGGGACAAACGCGGCCGATTTTACAGAGTTCAAGGTTCGCAGAAACAAAGCAACAAATACGATGGGAGCATATTTTACAGAATCCCCATCCGCCGCTAGCTCCGTTCATGGGGGGATTAAAACGGTAAAGCCTGTCTTTCTCTCAATCTCTAATCCCCTTGATTTAAGGGGTGTCTCTCGTGAAAACATCGCTCAAAAAATCGGTCTTTCCGAAGATCTTCAAGCTGAATCAAAAAATCAAGGACTTGCTGGCGCTTACGCTACGCTCGAATGGCTTGATAAAAAATACGACATTGTTCCCCAACTAAAAAAGAAGGGGTACGACGGAATTGTTTTCGACGGAGACCATGAGGGAGTTACTTGGGTTTCCTTTGATCCGACTCAAATCAAATCCGCGATCGGGAACCGTGGGACGTTTGACGCCAAGAACCCGGACATTCTCTTCCAGCAGGTCAAGGAGAAGAAGGCGCGTTTTCAGGGTTTCATGGATGCGATCAAACAGTGGTACGACTTCCGAAACATCATCCCTCGGGACTTTCAGCTCGTCCTTGCGGATATGGTCGGCCATGATTTTAACGGCTTTACCTCACTCATGCGTCAGGTTGTGGCGATCATGAAAGACGCTTCCGTAACCACGGTTCCGCATGAAGCTTTCCACGTTATTTTCAATCAGGCGTTAAGCCAAGAGCAGCGGACCGCGCTTCTTGCAGAAGGCGGGTCTGAGGAAGCTCTGGCCGAACGGTTCGCGGATTTCTGGAATAATAAACTCGCTCCTAAGACGCTTAAGGAGAAGGCTAAGAAATTCCTCGAAGACCTCGCTCTCTTCCTGAAAGGCGCGAAGGCGAACGCCAGCGCGATCGATTCAATCTTCGCAGGTATAACCTCTGGCAAGTTCGATCATGTGGGCCCAAGCGTTCAGGATATCGTTAAATCGGTCTTTGGCGTGGCCTATGACTACATGGAGCCAGCAGACTTAGCGGAAATCTCCCGGATCTCTGAGAACGATTCCCGCGAACTCTTGAGCCGCCGGCTCTTTGAAGTGCGTCCCGAGTTAAAGGGGCAAGGGGAGCTTCCATTTGACGAGGTAGAGAAGGCTCACGGCTCCGAAAATGCGCGAAGGAAACGCGTCGCAAAGGTCCAGAAGAGCCTTGAAAAGTTGACGGTCGAATCCAAAGAGGGGCCGATTCGTCTTGTGGATAGCGCGGTTAATATCCAATACAAGGAGGTTGGCCGGTTCAGCTTCCCGGATCAACGCCTTGATAGCCCAGCCGATTACGCTACCGCCTTTCGCTTTTTGAAGGATGAAGCCGTTGAGCATCTTTACATCGGGGCGGTGAAGAAAGGCCGGGTTATTGGGGTCGAGCTCCACACGGTAGGGACCATTGATCAGTCTTTGGCCGACCCGTACGAGATGATTGATTTTCTTTTAAAGCATCACGCCGATTCTTTTTTTCTCGTCCATAACCATCCCTCCGGTAGAGTCCAGCCCAGCCGGGAGGATATGGAGATCACCCGCAAAGCGGCCGCGGCCCTTGAGATCCACGGCGTAATGTTCATCGGCCATGCCATCATCAACGATACGAAGTTCGGGTTTTTCGACAAGAACGAGAACCCCGTGGAAATCGAGCATAAGCAGTACGCCAACACGAAAGACGTTTCAGTTCTCAAGAAATACCTCGAATGGAAGCAGGGCAAAGCTACACTCAAAATGGCAAAGAGCCCGGACGCCATGTTCGATATCGCGAAAGGTATCCAGCTCGGGGACGGGGAAGGCCTCGCCTTTGTGATGGACAAGGCTCTTCAAATTCGCGGGACTTACGTTATCCCTCATGGAATGTTTACGGCCCAAGAGCTTGGGAGAATGACCACGGAACGCCGCGCTCAAAACGTGGTGGTGGTCAATTCCAAGCTGGATCCCTCAGGTTTGCGAAATCTCAAGATGGGTCTCCTCACGCAGAGCATCAGGCTTTTGGACAGCATCGATCCCAAAGCTAATGGCCTCGGGTCCTTTACTTCCGCCTCAACCCGAAACCTGTTAGATCCCGGCGTTCTCTACCAGAAGAAGGGCGTTCTTCAAATCGCCAAAGAGCGCGAACTCGTTCAAAAAGAGATCGATGGACTTATCAAAGCCGAGGTTGATTTTTTGCAAGAGGCTTATGGGGATATGGTGGGTGGAAAGCTCATGAAGAGATATTCCCCCACAAGCGAAGGGGACGCTTCCGGGGAAACGTATTTTAGACAAGCTCTCCCGAAAGAGATCAAGCACCCGCTCACTGGCAACAAGCCGGTTAACCCAACACAATGGAAAGTAACGGCGCTCAGAAATCTCGAAAGAGGATGGTCGCAGTACACCCCTGAATACGACGAGGTAGCGAAAGCGGTCGAGATCTTAAAAGGTCAGATGCAGGAAGCTCAGGCGCGCGAAGCGCAAGAAATTCAGGAGTTTCGCGATCGCATGTCGCAAGAAGAGCAGGACGACCTCCGGGCTGTCTTCCGCGCCGAAGAGGTCCGCCATTACCGCCAGCTCGAGATCTTCGAGGATGAGTCAGGCATCATGCTTGAGCATATCCCGAACTATCTTGCCGGGATCGATGCGACGCAGCTCAAGGACATTTCCGGGATCACAGCCAACTTCAAGGACGTATTCCGCATCTTTAAAAAGGTGTTCCCTAAGAATTTTCAGCAGATGGAAGAAGGAATTCTGGACCCTCTGGACGAATCCGTTACCCGTTATTACAAACTCCAAAAGCAGCTCACGGACGAGCTTTATAGCGAGATCGTGCAAAAGCTCGGGATTAAGAAAGGCTCCCGCGAAAGCGCGGCGGTCATGCTTTGGGGGGAACACCAGATCGAGGACGAGCAGGAACTTGTCAAAGCCTTCGGGCAGGAAATGACGGACAAGGTCATCCTGGCGGATAAGTGGTTCCGCACGAAATATAATCAGCTCGTCGAGGCCGTGAACGAATCCCGGAAAGAGATCTACCCCAATAACCCCAAGAAACTGATTCCTTTCCGTTGGGATTACTACCGACACTTTCACGAATTCTCAAACCTTAAGAGTCTCGTCAATCTTTTTGACACTCCCGCGAACATCAGCCCTGCGCTTGCCGGAACCTCCGAATTCATGAAGCCAAGATCCAAGTGGGCGTCCTTCATGCAAACCCGCAAAGGGGACACAACGACCTATGACGCCGTAGGTGGGTTCTTGGATTATATCCCCGCCGCTTCTTACTCGATCTTCGTGGACCCGAACATCGCCGTATTCCGTGCGCTCTCGAAACAGATCAAGACCGCCACTGCAGATTCAAAGAACCTCAATACGTTCATCCAGTTTCTTGAAGGGTACGCCAACGACCTTGCCGGGAAGACTTCTTGGATGGATAGAGCGGTCCTTAACTTCTTTGGGGAAAAGCAAGGCCGCGTGATTATGCGGGGCTTAAACTTTCTCAACGGTCGCGCGAAGGCAAACATCATCCTCGGGAATTTTGGGTCAACGGTCGCGCAAGTTTTTAACGTCCCTCAGGCTGTGGGCCAGTTCAAAGGCCATGCCGCGCAAGCGTTTATTGATTCAATCAAAGGGAACCCCGAACAGGCGAAATCTCAATTTTTAAATAATCGCTATGCGGATTCGATGTTTGATAAGTTCGATACGACCATGCTCCGCGATGTGAAGAAGTTTGCAAAATGGATGCTTACCTTTGGCGATGAGGTCGCCACCCGGTTCTCTTGGAATGGCTTCTACAGGCAAGGACTCGCTCAAAACGTCCAGGACGCCATCGCTTTCGCGGATAAGCAGACCCGCTCTTGTGTTGGGGGCCGATCGGTTGGGGAGGTCCCTATCCTTCAAAAGTCGAAGGTTTTTCAGCTTATCGCGCCCTTTCAGCTTGAGGTAACGAACCTTTGGTGGTCGCTTGGGGATATGCGTCGTAAAAAGGATTTTGTGGGGCTTCTCGTGTTCGCGGTGATGATGCGAATGATGAATTACCTCGCGGAGCAGGCTCGGGGATCCCGCGTCGCCCTGGACCCGCTTCTGGCCCTTTGGGAGGCCTCTCAACCGGATAAGACGATGGCCCAGCGCGCCGGGCGCATCATGGGCGAATTCTTCGGGAATATCCCTTTCGGGAATAACTTGGTCAGTCAATATCCTGAGTTTGGGTTCTCGCCTTTTGGATTCAAGCTCCCGACCCGAAGACAGTTGTTCGGGACTGAGGCCACTCGCTTTTCAAACTCTCCCCTTATCGCCCTAAGCGCCTTGCGAGATCCCATCTTTAGTTTTCTTCTGCCGTTTGGCGGGAAACAGGTAAATAAAACCTTGCGAGGATTCCGGGCATGGAATTACGGGTCCTTTGATTTTGGAAAGAAACCGATTTACCTTGAGCAGAGCACTCAAAACCTTATCAAAGGGGCGTTGTTTGGGCCGTACGCCATCAACGAGGTAAAGCAATACCTCGATGAAATGTCAAAACGTCTGGAGAAAATCAAGGACGACAATAATGATTAGTCTGGTTTGGGGATATATTCAACGTCGTTATAGCGCAAGAGCGTTCCGTGCCCGCTGTAGGAAGGTATTTGAGTGGTGGAAGCAGGCGTATACGTCGTTTGAGAATTGCTTTGCCCCGAGACTATTGGGATCTGTCCAGGGACATTTACTCCCGAGACTGTTCCCGAGTAAGAGGTCGTGGTTGAGCTTTTTGCGGGGGTCGTCATGGAAACGCGCCCGGCTACTTCTCTCGTTAAAACGATTGCATGCGCTCCAAGATTCGCGACCTTCTTCTTTAGCCGTGCGCGAAAAAGTGGATCGTATTCATCCATTGTTTCCTCTACTTCAACTTCTCCGATCACTGTGTACGTCGCTGTGTCTTTCGGGAGAGTTTCGAGGACTTGAACTTGCGATGGGTCGATAGGTGCGTACTTTTGGCCCGGATAAAGCGTGCTCTTTATCGACACGCAGCCTAAAAATGCGATGAGCGCGAAGATGAAAAAAAGTTTTAAGTGTCTCATGGTTTGAAATTATAAGCCCGAAACGGAATCTTGAGGAGAATAAATTTGGCAGTAATGCAACGAAAATTCAGAGGCCTTAGAATACAACAACGGAGGAATTTAAAATGGTAGTCTCAAATACAACTTCAAAAGTTACTTATACCGGGAATGGTTCGACGGATACTTACGCATTTGATTTTAAGATTTTCGAAGATGCGGATCTCGTCGTAACGAAGGTTACGATTGCGACCGAGGTTGAAGAGGTCCTTGCTTTAGGGACTGATTATACAGTTTTAGGGGCAGGGGACGATGATGGCGGGAGTGTCGTTCTAACCGCCGGGAATCTCTCCTCTGATTACAAGCTGGTTATCCAGCGAGTTCTTCCTCTTACGCAAGAAGTTGATTATACGCCTTCTGATAAATTTCCTGCTGAAACTCATGAAGAGGCTTTGGACCGCGCAATGATGATCGCGCAGCAACTTAAAGAAGAAATCGGCCGGTGCGTGAAGGTGGGTGTTGGCGGAAACGTTCCTTCTGTGGAAGATTTGAATGATGCAGTTTCTGACGCTCAAATCGCTCAAACGGGAGCTGAAGCGGCACAGGGGCTCTCTGAGGACGCCCGAGACGCCGCTGTGATTGCAAAGAACGCGGCAGAGGCCGCCGCCGCGTCAACGAATGTCCATAAGTACGATTTAACTTTCGGGAACGCCGACCTTTCTACGGGAGTTTTGACGGTTACTCACAATTTGAATTCCTCGAATGTTTCCGTAGAAATTAGGGACAACAACGGAAAGAGAATTCTCGAAGATGATTCTAACGCAACGGGTGTTAATACGGTGACGGTTGACCTGACAAGTTACGGGACGTTAACGGGAAATTGGTCTCTAAAGGTGATTGCGTGAAGATGCAGTTAAAACCTCTCGGCTCAATCCTGCATGACGGGTGGGAGAAGATTTACGAGCACACCGTCGTTGGTTCCGCTGAAACCGCTATTACTATTTCTGACCTCAACGGTGACGTAGACGAGGAATACATTTTAGAGAGTAAGGTCGTGAATGGGTATAACGGCATTTCAACTAACGTTATGCTTTTAAATAATGATTCAGGAGGGAATTACGGATTTCAGTACGTTAGGGGGATTAATACGGCGACGAATGCAAATCGCGGCGGAAGCCAGACCGGAATCAGTATCACTGATCATGCGGCTCTTGGGGACATTTCCATTGGTAGTGTAAGGATATTCGCAAAATCAGGTTTCGTGAGAACTGCGGTGAGAGAAATGATAACGGCTATTTCTGGAACCACGGTTAGTTCGGCCCAACTGTTCGGAAATTCTTGGAATAACACCGCTGATAATATTACGAGCATCGTCTTACAAGGCGGCCAAGCGGGGGCCTTCGGAGTTGGAAGTTCCTTCACGCTATTTCGGAAAGCGAGGCGCACTTGAAAACTGGAAACTTAACGGGATTTATCGACAATCTCTGGATGGTGGCGCACGATTCTGGCGAGCTTGCTGCTACGGTTTCTGCGTATCAAATTGCGGGTCTTGATGGGGATACGGATGAACAGTACCGACTGATTTCCAGGGTGGTGAATGGGTATAACGGGGCAAACCAGATATACGTTCGTCCTAATTCAGATTCTGGATCAAACTTCGGATATCAATATCTGTATGGAAGTGATACGTCAACTGGCGTAGGGAGAGGGACGGGATCACGATTTGGCGAATTAAACTATTGCGCGGCTTTAGGTGATATCTGCTTTTTTGATATGTTGATTCAGGCGAAAAGCGGTCAGGTCCGGACGTCTATTGATAAGACAGGACGTTTTACCAGCGGAAGTGCAACGGTAGGACTTGTCGGCATTACCGGGGGGGCATGGAATAACACCGTCGATAATCTTACTTCATTACAGATTACTGGGTCTGCATCAGGACTTGGCATCGGCTCCCGCTTCATCCTCCTAAAGAAAGTCACCAACTCCACAGGGATGCGTACTGGAACGCTCGATGTGCGTGGCACGATCAAAGGAGCGTGGCAGGAGGTGTATCGAACAACTCTTGCGGCGGCGGCAACAGCAGTAACGGTGTCCGGACTTCTTGGGAACACGAAGGATCAGATTTTGCGGGTGAGGGTGAGATGGATCGGAGGATACGACGGTTCTTATGGAGCGGGTATCCGTATGAACGCGGACGCGACAGCCTCAAGACACGGACACCAAGCTCTTGATGGAACAAGCACGACAGCATCAACCTGGAGAGGTACTAGCACGGATTTTCCGATAGGAAACCCTACAGATTTAGATGGGATTAGTCATTATGAAACGCTCATATACGCAAAAGCTGGATTTGTTAGAACGGGCATATCCGAGGGAGTTTTCGGAGTTACGGGAACTTTCGTTTACGGTGTGCAGCTTCTCGGCCACTCCTATAACGAATCGGCTACTGAACTCACTTCCTTGTTGATTTATGCGGGGCAAGCCAACGGTCTTGGGATTGGCACAGAAATCGTCGTAGAACGTCTTAACCTTTAAAGGAGGATTTATGAAACTTGGAAATTGCGATTGTGAATGGCAGGAGCAACCAAACCAGATCCCCGGAGGAGCAAAAGGCTACACGCTCGTCACGGAGTGCGAGCCTTGCCGGATTAAGCGCGAGGAAAACAACGCGGCTCAGGCGGAGGCAGAGAGGATCAAAAATCTCCCGGAGAACAAGTTTGATGTTCGTCTTTTTACGGATCGGCTGAATGTTTCTTTCAGCGGATTGGAGCTTATCGCTCTCGCCCCGTACTACGCTGTTTTGAAAGATCAAGCGGCGTTCCCGTCTTTTGAGTCCGTGAAGGTTACGCTTAACGCTCTAAAAGACGCAACTATTTTGTCCCAAGAAGGCTACGATAAGATCGCAGCGATTCTCTTAGAACAAAACATTGATCTTTCGGTGTTCTAGTGGGAAGCGACCTCGCTTTTAAACTAGCAGAAATGCTCAAGGATTGCGAAGTCCGAGAGCGAGCGGTTCGCGACGCAGAGTCGGTCGTTAGATCTCAGGAAGCGGCTGTTTTAGCGTCCTTTGAGCTTCAGAAGAACCGCGCCGAAGAACTTAGAGAGGAATCGGCTCGGTTCCAGGCCTATCGGGACATAGCGACGGAACGCCAAAAGACGGAAGAAATGGCCCGGAAAAATTCTATCGAGAATGAAAAGATCGCGGATGAACGGTCTCGGCTAGCTAGGGAGACGCAGGAGGCTTTAGAGGATATTCGGGTCCAGAGAGAGGGCATCGAATTTTCCAAGTCATGCCTTGCGGATCGCGAGGCGAAGCTCAAGGAACAGCAGGACGCTTTGAGGGACGAGAAAATTAAACATCACGAACTCGTCGTAAAGGAAATGGCGATGATAGCCGCCAGAAAATTAGGAGCTAAATAATATGGGATTCGAAATTACGGATCATGTTTATGCAAAACACAAGCGGGGAGGTCCCGAAGCATCCTATCAACTTTCTGAAAAGGACGAGGCTGGGGCAACCAGATACTATCTTTATTCAAACCAGGAAGGTCAATGGATGATTATGGCTGATACCGACAGTTCGGTTCGTTATCTTTTTGGGGACGGGGATGTTCCTGCAGCGTGGGCCGGTCGCGCAGGGTACGCCTATAAGCGATGGGATGAAATATGGGCGGCTTATGAAAACGCGTAAAATTCTATTTATTCTCCTCTCGCTTTTTCTCGTCTCCGGCGTCGCTTCTGCTAAGTGGAAGATGAACCCTCATACATCAAAACCAGATTATTATCAAGACGGAGTTGAATCCGCTCCTTCTGACGGTTCGATTTATGGGGTGAAAGACGGTTCTTGGGCCATCGTCTTATCCGGAGCGTTACTTCTTGACCAAGATCCCGCTCAAACCTTTACCGCCGGAGATTTAACAGAGACAGGACTATTAAGGGTTGACGATGGTGTTCTTGGTTTGGACTCCTTAATCTACACCGCACCTTTTACCCTAAACTACATCACGGAAAAAGAGGGGAATATATTTCTTAGAGGTGGTGTAAGTGGTGGATCAGCTTCTGGTGTGGTTTTTGTTGGAAAATATTTGAATGTCGTTGACAGCTTGGTTGATGACGACTATGAGCAAGCATTTATCATAGGAGAATTAGATTATACCCCCGGTGGTGCGGGCGATTTCGTTGGTCAAACTGGCGATAAGGTAAACGTAATTATTGATGGCACGCTCTACGAAGATATTGATATTTCAGCCGTTACGGGCTTGGCTGGACTCTATATACCGATCAATGTCGCAACTGGTGCTTACAACTCATTTACAAGTTCAGCACAATTAAGAATTGAAAGTCTTACGAACACAATAAATTCTTATGTTGAAATACAAGAAGGAACACACACGGCGCAACCAGTTTTGGCTCGTATGGGTTATGGAACTGGTGTTGCTAAGAGCTGTAGATATGGTGTGGGTAAAAAAAGTATTGATGTAAATCACAGGCAACTAGTAAATCCCGCCGGTGGTGCTCCTTTTGACTGGAGTAGCACTTCTCTATTAACAATGACACCAGACCCAACCTTACCAGAATTTTATGCAACACTTGGTAGCGGAAACCATTACGACACAAGGTTGGTAATTTATAACAACGATTCTGAAAATAGTTCATATCACAACATCGCCATCGGGGGAAATGTTGATGTCGGTTTTCCGACGATAACCTCATATCAAAACGATAGTGTTCCTGTTATTGGCATCGCCCCGAATGTTTCAGATTATTATGTCGGAACTTGTTTGGCCATTGAAGACTTGGGGATTGATGAATATGGGAACATTTTAGGAATGAGAATTTATGGATACGATAACAGCGACCAAGTAAAAGCACCGTTGGAGGTAATTCTACAATCCCCCGATGGAACCAATTACATACTTAAAGTGGATGACAGCGGAAACTTGTACGCAGGAAGTCTTGATTAAAAAGGAGAATCAAAATGAAAAATCTCATGAATAAATATGTAGGGGTAATGTTCATCATAACGTCTTTGATCTGTTTCTCTTGGGGTTCGCTAATTCTTGCCGATGATCTTCCGGACATTGTTCCAAGCGCTCCCGTGGTGGTTCCAGCGCAAGAAGAAGCCACTTATTCAAAACTCTGGTTGAGCCGGATGGTTGTGTCGGCTCCATCCCCAACGAGCCTTGCTTCAATTACATTTTCCTTCGTTCCCTACGACGGGGCTGGAAAGATTATTTCCTCGCCGAGAACGTCAGCAAGGATCCCCGATGTGTTTGGCCTCGCCGAAAAAGATCCGCAGTTTGCACAAGTATTCGCCGGGGTTCTTTCAATGGTCAATAAATACAAAGACGTTGATTTCTCAAAACCGTTCACCGTTGACCCCGTTACGTTTGCTGTAACGCAGGAGTGATTTGTGACCGAGCACGAGATGGCGGTAGTAGTGGAGCGACTTGATAATTTAATCAAGAAGCAAGCCACCGACGAGAAGAAGGCTGAGGATTGGCGAGAAAAATTCGACTCCAAGTTGGACACTTTGAAGTCCGATATTGCCGCCCTGCCTTGTCCTGCTCGGGTTGTAGTAACTGACACGCTTCAAAAAGAAGTTGAAAGGGTGGACGGGCGCGTAGACGGAGTGAAAACAACCGCAGGAAGGATCATTCTTTATTTTTCCTTAGCGGTTATTACTTTTGCCGTTGCTTGGGGATCTCTTTCCGCGACGGTATCTAGGGACACTGGAATCATTCACGATCTTCAAGTTATGGCGCATCCACCCAATATGGTGAGAACGTGAGCGGACTTTGCGATAGTTGAAGATTCTTTCCAACTCAATAAAACTAAAGGAGGGGTGAAATGGGGCTTTTTGACGGAGCGGGGAAAGTGGCCGGTGTTTCTGCTGTGGAAACGATTATCAAGAAGATCCAGGAAGCAAACCTTAATGCTTTAGTAATGGCCGGCGCGAAAAAGATTAAAGGTGTGGACTTGGCGAGCGCCGTCACCATTGCGCCGATCATTGGGGATCTGGTTGGACTTTATTCGGGATTCAAGATGGGTCTTGATTCTATGACACCAGAACAGAAAGCGGAATTTTACAAGAACCTTCTCATTGCCGGTGCGGCTCTCGCGGCAAAGGCGGCCTAACATGAAACTTGCCGATTTCGCACAACCGGGCGATTGGCTTTTATTCTTTCCCAAGAAAGGTAGCTTTATGGGAACGCTGATTACAAAAGCCACTTTTGGAAAAGTGAACCACGCCGCGTTCTATATTGGTGAGGGTAAAATTTTTGAAACGGACGGTGATTTTTTAAAGGCAAAATACACCAATTCGTCAGATTACGACGGAAAACACATTCTTGTGATTGAGGTTCGGGGGTTGGAAGGAAAGCAGGCGGAGCTTAAAGCAGAGTGCGATAAATACAATGAAGCTCCATACAGCTATTGGGATCTGATCACAAACGGGCTTTTCTTTTGGCTGGCCGCACCAATTCGTAAAAAAGTTGTTGGATTTTGCGGGACGAAGAAATTCATGTTGTGCTCTGAGCTTGTGTCTCGAATTACTTATGAGATCACGAAGCGCAAAGAACTCGATGATTTTGAAGGTCTTACTCCTGAGGATCTTCGAGATATTGCGATGGAATATCCCGAAGAGTACAATCTCCGGATCGATTACAACCCGCCTCAGTAACCCCGCCGTCCAAAAGGACTTTTCTGCTCGTCGGGTGTCTCGTAAACAGACGACGTTCTTCTAGTTTAATCTATCAATAGTATACTTTTGTAAGTTATTTATTATCAATGGCTTGCGCTACTCGCCCCCATAGGGAATCCTTTTGTAAGAAATCCCGATCTTATTCTCCTCAAGATTTATGACCGGGAATAAAATAGCACACGATCTAAAAGGAGGAAATCATGATTCAAGAGAGTTTTAACCGTCCCGATATGGTGCCCATTATCGAACAATTTTCGGAATACCTTCGTTATGAGAGGCGGGGAGGTTTGGCGCAGGGGACGATAGATCGGTATCTTTTAGATCTTCGGCACATTCAAACTCAGACGGGAAAGCACCTATTTGAGTTGAAGGTCTACAAGGACGTAAGTGATGCTATTCGCGGCCTTAAGAAGAAGTACGATTGGTCCAGGTCCACGACGAAGAACTGCGCTAACGCTGCCACCATCTTTTATAATTGGGCGATTCGGTTCCAGCTTACCAAAGACAATCCAATGCAGTACGGCCACGAATTCAAACTCGGGGAACTTACGCAGATGGACTTCTTCGATTGGGAAGACCCTGCCTTCAAAAAGCTGATCTTTAATCCCAATAATTCAGTGCAAGAGTATGCGATTTTTCACAGCCTCCGTTCCTCGGGTATGAGGGCGTCGCCTCTGTGCCGGTTGAAATTTAGGAACCCTTGCGATGTTTTTTTAAAAGAGAGGGTTTTCCGAATCCGACTTGATAAAGGCGGGAGATACAACGAAGTCAATTTTGACGGAGAGACGCAGGATTGGCTTTATCGGCACATGCGAGACTTAGCTCTCCACGCGCAACTCGATTTTTTATTCCAGCGAAAGAACTTTACGAAAAAATTCACGCCTCGGGATCTGAACAGGTTGGTCCACCGACGAGCTAACACGATCGGGATTGAAGCGTATCCTCAAAAGTTCCGCCGCTCGCTGGGCGGGGAAATGATCTCCAACGGCGCGGACCTTACAATGGTTAAGGATCAGCTTTGTCATAAAAGAATCTCGACCACTGCCGACCATTACGTAAAATTTTCTACGAAACGAAAGAAAGAGAATTACGATCGCTATGTTCCTAAGATGGGTTTCTCTTTGGAAGAGCCTTCGGAATTAGCTTTACAGGAAGTAAGTTTGGTTTAGAGGGTATACAGACCCTCTCCATACCCTCCCGAAACAGACCCGCTACCTCTCTAACTTTTTTTTGTAAATCCCCTTGACGTGGAATAGTTGCTAAAGTATACTCCTCTTAGGTCGAAGAATATCACGGAGAAAAACATGAGTGAAAATCAAATGGCTTACGGCAAACAGAAGATTGAAAATAAGACGGAACCTGTTATGATCCGTCTGTCTCCGCGGTCCATGAAAAATTTACAGTCCCGCGCAGAAGCCGAACATCTTAAGCCTGCCACTCTTGCTCGCGTGTTGGTAGAGAAGTACGTCGACCGTTGAAATGTAGCATCGGGTTATTGACTAGATAGCAAACTCTTCACTCAGCCCGACCTCGATACATACCAGAAAAAGGGTGGTGTCGATGGTTCGAATCCATCCGGGCTCATTCTTCTTCGCTCTGTCCTTATTGGGCAGAGCTTCGAAGGAATTCTTAGTTCCTGCGTAGCTGTGCCGTTAAGAACACAGCGCAGCAGAACA